AATAATGTTACTAAAGGATCTGTTGATTCTATCGGAATTATTACTGGTGGAAATAATTATCAAGTTAATGATAAAATAATTTTTGAGGAAGATCCGTCTTTAGGATTTTTCGCTGTTGCTAAAGTTTTTAAAGTCAATGGGGTTGGTATTGGAACGATTTCTACATCAAACACTAAAGTTTCTTCAGTTGAGTTTTATCCAACAGGTGTTTTAAATCAATTTGTTGGAATTTCTACTACAAATCTTGGACTTTTAAATAATGACACTATTAATATCATAGGTCTCTCTACAACTTCTTCTTTCTTAGAGGGTCCTGTAGTCATTGGTATTGAAACAAGTAAATTTAAACTTGAAAGATCTATATCTGCATCAACATCCACAGGAATAGTTACTTATTTTTCTCTGTTGGGGGATTTAAATCCAAATAAATTAGAAATTAATGATTTTCTTAAAATTGATAATGAGGAAGTAAAAGTTTTAAATATTGATCGTATCTCTGCCAGAGTTCGAGTTCTAAGAGGAGTAAATGGAACTGTTTCTGCATCTCATACTGCTTTTTCTGATGTATTTTCTTTGCCTAGACAATTTACATTTAATGTTGGATATAATACATCATTTAACGCAACAAGAAACAAAGAATATTACTTTGACCCAAGAGAATCTGTTGGATTTGGAACAATTTCTGGAGTTGGTGTTGGAATTACTCTTACTTTTTCAAACCCTGGTGCAGGAATAACACAACGTTTTGTTCCAACTCAATTAATTTACCTACCAAATCATGGATTCGTTACAGGCGACACTATTACTTATCAAACAAACAGCGGAGATTCGATAGGAATCTCAACTGTTAGTATGGGATCGTCAATTCCACTTATAAATCACTCCTCTTTATTTGTTGCTAAGTTAGATAATGATAGTATCGGATTATCAACAGTAAGAGTTGGACTGGGAACCACCGGTGTATTTACTGGCATAACTTCAGCAACACGACATCAGGGGTTAGTGTATTTTGTTGGACTTGGAACAGGATCAATTCATAGTTTTAAAATTTCTTATCCAAAAACGATAACTGGTTCAATAGAAAAAAATCTAGTAACGGTTTCAGCAGCAGGAACGCATGGATTATTTAATGATGATGAAGTTTTTATTGATGTAAATCCCTCAATATCAACATCTTTTAACATTCGTTATAATCAATCACATAGAAAATTAGTATCTACTGGTCTTGAATTTGTGAGTGATAGCGTTGCAGTCTCATTAAATTCAATTACTATTGAAAATCATGGATTAACCACTGGGCAAAAAGTAATTCACTCCTCATCTTCTCCATGTGATGGATTACAAAATGATAAAGAATACTATGTTTACGTTGTAGATAAAGATAGTATTAAATTAAGCGATAGTAAATTTAATGCCACTCAAAAAATTCCTACGATAATCTCTATAACAAGCACATCTTTTGGTACAATATTTCCTGTTAATCCTCCAATTATCGTATATAAAAATTCTACAATTATTTTTGATTTATCACATGAGTCTCTTTCTTATAGTGTGAGTGGTCTTAGATATCCAGCGTTTAAATTTGAATTATATATTGATGAAAACTTTAAAACCATTTATGAAACAAATGAAAGTAGTGCTACTTTTGATGTTACTCGAACTGGTACTATTGGTGTTACTGCTGATGCAAAATTAACACTCAAAATTAATAATCTTACTCCAAATCAATTATATTATAAATTAGTGCCCTTGAATGTTGTTGATAATCCGATTGGTAATAAAGAAATTGTAAATGATTCCTCCATTTTCTTAGGAAATAAAATTTTAGTGAAGAATAGTTCATATAATGGGACATTTAAAATAATTAAAACTTCACCAAATACTTTTACTTATAAATTACCATTTTATCCAGAAAAACAAAATTATTTTAATACCGAATCTGGTTTAAAATATACAACTAATTCATTAACTGCTTATGGTGCAATTTCTGAAGTTATTTTAAATAATAAAGGAAAGGGATATACCAAAGTTCCAGGTATTAGCACTGTAACTTCATCTCTAGGTTCTGGTGCTATTTTAGAGGCATCTAGTAGAACAATAGGTCAAATTAAAAAAACAACTATTGAAAACATTGGTTTTGATTATCCAGTGGATAAAACTTTGAGTCCAAGTGCAAAGATCCCTCAAGTTTTAAGAATAGAACAATTGTCTGGATTTAAAGAGGTAGGCATAACTTCTTTTGGAAGAAATTACACAATTCCACCAAAATTAGTTGTGATTGATGGAGGAACAAAAAAAATTGTTGATGATGTGGATATTAGATATGTCCAGAATCGAAAAAAAGCGGAAATTTTAAAAAATACATTTAGATTATCAAACACACCTCCAATTATCATACCAGTTCAAAATTCCAATGGAATTAAAATTTCTAACATATCATATGATTCTTCCACACAAAGTGCAGCAGTTACACTAAAAAAATCATATAGTGCAAAGTTCCCATTTTCGGTAAATGATAAAATTTTAATTGAAAATACTAGTGTTGGTATTGGATCAACAGGATCTGGATATAATTCTTCAAATTATAATTATACTCTGTTTACAATTACACAAATTCATCCAAATCTTGGTGGAATTGGAATTGTAACGTTTAGCATGGCGGGGGTAATTGCCTCTGGACAAAATCCAGGAAAATATGATACCGGAAATTCATCTGGAATTCTTGTTCCATCTCACTATTTTCCAGTATTTGAATCTACACTTCAAGGATTTGAATTTAATCGTTTAGACACCATTACCGATGGAATCTTAGAGGGAACTATATTTGAAGCAGATAAACAAAGTAAATATCTAATCTTAGAAAGTAAAAATGATTTTTCTGTTGGATCTGAAATAATTTCAAAGACAACAGGCGCAAGAGCAGTTGTAACAGAAAAAATTGCATTTGAATCTAAATATGCAACGGATTATTTTTCTGTTGTGGAAAGTGGGTGGGAATATATCACAGGATTTTTAAATAATCCTTTACAAAGAATTCATGACAATGAATATTATCAAAACTTTTCTTATTCTGTTAAATCATCTATTCCATATGAAAAATGGAATGATACTGTAAGCATTTTAAACCATACAGCAGGATTTAGAAAATTTAGCGATCTTCAAGTTGAATCAATCTCATCTACATCTTTAAAACCATCAACGATTGATGGAACTAAAATTAGTGTTAATTTAGACAGTTCATTTGATTTAAATTGTTATCCAAATTATGATTTAGTTTTTGAAAATTATTTAACAAACAATATTGTTGCTTTTTCAGATGAAATTAATTTTACAACTCGTATTCTTACAGATTATTCTGAATCAATATCTAATAGGGTTTTAAGAATTGATGATATTAGCTATCTTTTTAATAGTTCACCTAGAGCAACTCCCTTTGCTGAGGTATTCAGAAGGTCTGCAGGAGAATCAAGACTTCAAAAATATATTACCTACGTAAAAGATAGACTATACACGCAAGAGAGACAAATTTTATTAGTAACTTGTTTAAATGACTACACTCGTGGTATTTCCATGATTAATCAATATGGTCGAGTAGAAACAGTTCTTGATCTTGGATCTTTTGATTCCATTATTGAGGGTGGGACGACATCTGTTTTAAGATTTTTTCCAACAAAATCTACACTTAATAATTATAATATTTCTACTTTAGTTTACTCAATGGATGAAATACAAGATGTTGTTTCATCTATTGGAAGCACAACAATTGGATCTCTCGTTAGTATTGCAACTTCTAGTGTAGTTGTCGGTGGTGGAAACACAGTTACTTTAAATACTTTTACTGGTATTGGGACAACAGGGTCTAATTTTAGATCAGTAAAAGTTATGGTTTTAGCAGAAACCAGTGATAATAGAGTTGAGTATGATGAACTTAATTTAATTCATAATGGATCTGATATTGAAATTTTAGAATATGGACAATTAAGTGTTCACTCGCAAGATGCCCTATCTGGTGTTGGTGTTGGAACCTATAGTGCATATTTCTCTGGATCTGATATTGTTTTGAGTTTTAATTCTGACCCTGGCATAACAACCACTTTTATAAACACAATTGCAATTGGTATTGCTACAGAGTCATACACTGGTGTAGGAACAATTACCTTGTCCAAAGCAAGTTTAATTGCAAAATCAACTTCAATTTCGTCATCTGCCTCTCCATCCGCAGTTGGAATTGCCAGTTTTGCAGATGCATTTGATGCTGCATATTGTTTAGTTCAAGTATCAGACTTAACAAATAATAGGCATCAATTATCAGAAGTTATATTCATAGACGATGATAATGATGTTATATTTACTGAGTATGCAAACTTAGAAACTTTTGCTGGTCTAGGCACGATTGGGGGCATTAGGTCTGATGGTATAACCGAATTAGTATTCACTCCAAATCCAAGTATTAATGCTCATGTTAAAACATTTACTCATGCATTAAGAGAAACTGAAACCACATCATCTGCGGTTGCAAATATTGAGTTTAATAACGCCATGATTGATGATGGACTTGCCATTTATGTTGGAACTGATCTTGAAATTAAAAAAGATTTCTTCATGACACATGATGGAAATCCTATTTTTGTTAAAGTTTTTGATGGATCCAATTCAGAAGTTGTTGATTTAACTAACAATAAACTTTCATTCTCCAATCATTTCTTTGTCACTGGGGAAGAACTTACGTATTCGACAACGGGTGTGTCCACTAATAGTATTGGTATTGCCACAACTAGTATTACAGGAATAGGAACAACTGACAAATTACCATCAACAGTTTATGCAATTAAATTAAATGAAAAAGAAATTAAATTAGCATCAAGTGCTGAAAATGCATTACAGTTTAATCCAGTATTTTTAGATTTTACCTCAGTTGGTATTGGAACATCTCATGTGCTTACTTCAACCAAACAAAATAATAAAGTTCTTATTTCGGTTGATAATCAAATACAGTCTCCAATTATTGAAACCACAGTAAGGACAACACTTGCAGATAATTTTACATCTTCCCAAAATGTTGCTATTTTTTCTGGAATAACTTCTTTCTTTGGTGGCGATTCCATAAGAATAGGCAACGAGATTATGAAAATTCAGGGTGTTGGTATAGGAGCAACTAATGGTATTAAATTAACTCGTTCTCTTGGCGGAACAAGTCTCGTAGGACACTCTTCAGGTGCAACTATAACTAAACTAAGAGGTGATTATAATATTGTCAGTAATACTTTAAATTTCTTAGAGGCTCCCTTTGGGAGAAGTCCCATAGGAACTAGTGTTGGTCCTACGGATCAAAGAGATTTTTCTGGAATCACATCATCCTCATCATTCAGTGGAAGAACATTTATGCGCTCTGGTGTTGTAGGTTCATCATCAGAAACGTATTCTTTAAATTATATTTTTGATGATATTTCGCAAAACTTTTCTGGGTCTAGAGATACATATACTTTAACTCAAAATAATTCAGACGTTGTTGGAGTATCAACTTTTAATCCTATTTTACTAATAAATAGCATATTTCAATCTCCAGGGGTCACTAAGGATTATAATTTAAGTCAAAATTCTGGTATAACTTCAATAACTTTTACTGGAACTGCATCTACAAGCGCGTACAATCCAAATGATTTGAATCTACCAATTGGTGGTGTAATTATATCTGTTTCTGGAAATAATGGATTTGGATATCAACCATTAGTATCTGCTGGTGGAACAGCAGTGGTTTCTATTGCTGGAACAATTTCATCAATTAGTATTGGTAATAGCGGATCTGGATACAGGTCTGGAATTCAAACAACAGTTAATGTTGGTGTTGCAGTATCTTCTGTTGGAACACCAAGTATTACTTTTATCGGAACTGCAGCAATCAGTGGTGGTAACATTGTAAGTATAGCAATTACAAATCCTGGTATTGGATATACAAGAACAAATCCACCAAAAGTTATTATTGATGCCCCTTTACCTTATTCAGATATATCACTTGAATATAGTTCAGCATCTCCAGCTTCCTCTGGAGGAAACGAAGCAAAAGTTTCAATTGTTGTTGGACAAGGATCAAGTGTAATTGATTTTGAAATAACTAATACTGGATATGGGTATGGGTTAGGACATATTTTAACTGTACCAACAGGTGGATCTACAGGAATTCCAACAGCAGTTGGTTTTGGCACAACCTCAAGTAATAATACTAATGAATTTAGATTAGAAGTTGTTGATATCAATACAGATTCCTTCTCTTCATGGACTTTAGGTGAAATCGAAGTTCTAGATGATTTTTCTGATTTGTTCAATGGACAAAGAAAAACTTTCCCGATTAGACGTGCTGGAAATCGCATATCGCTTCAAACAAAATTTGGTTCCTTAATTAATCTTGAAGATACATTACTCGTTTTTATTAATGATGTTTTACAAGTTCCAGGTGCATCTTATTTCTTTAAAAAGGGTTCTCGACGAGGCGGAAGTTCAATTACTTTTGAAGAGGCACCAAAGTTTGAAGACACTCTTAAATTTTTATTCTATAAAGGAACAAGTGGAACAGATGTTTTAGATAGAGAAGTAATTGATACTGTCAAACAAGGTGATGAACTACAAATTAATCAACACCCTCTTTTAGGGCAAAAGAGTTTTCAGCAACAAAATCCAAGAGTTGTTACCGAAGTCACTTCTTCAAGTTCGGTAGAAACTAATGCTTATTACAATCCAGGTTTAGAAGAAGATGTAGTTTATAAACCGGTTCAGTGGTGCAAGCAAACTGAAGATAAAATTATTAATGATATAAGTGTATATAAAGATAGAGAACAATATGAACCTTTAATTTTCCCATCTTCGTATGTTCTTAAATCTGTTGGGATAGGTTCAACTACAATTTTTGTTGATAATATTCAACCTATTTTTAATGCAGAAAATGAAAATAATATTTCTCTTGCATTCCAAAATCAAATAAAAATTATCTCTCAAGATAACAAAGTAGCAGCTGCTGCAACGGCAGTTGTATCTGCTGCTGGAACAATATCGTCCATCGTGATTTCTGATGGGGGTGTTGGTTATAGTACTAATCCAGAGATTACAATTCAAATCCCAGTTGGGTTGGGAACAACTGCTAGAGCAACTGCAACAGCAACCGTTTCTGCTGGTGGAACAGTTTCCTCAATAATAGTTACAAGTCCGGGAGTTGGTTATGCTAGCACTCTGCCGCCAGAGGTGTTAATTGCTCCACCAAGTGTAATAACTGAATTTGATACAGTATCTTCGTATCATGGAGACTCTGGAATGGTTGTTGGTATTGGAACCACCACGCAAGCGGGTATTGATAAACTTATTTTTGATTTTCATATTCCATACGATTCTTCTTTAAAAAATATCTCTGTAATCAATCCTATCTTAACTCAGAGTGAAATTTCAACTGGAGATTATTTTGTTATCTTTGGATCTAATGCGGGATTAGCAAGTACAGCAATCACGTCAAGAGATTTAGATAATAATGTTATTGGTATTGGAACAAAATTCGTTGACAATGTTTATCAAGTTGATAGTGCATTTGTAACACAAGCTAGTCTTGTTGGACTAGGAGAAACAACTATTGTAAGAGTATTTGCCAGAGCTAACGGATTCAATAGATTTGAAGCTAATAGATTAGCTGGAATTTCGACTCTCACTTTTGATGGATCACTTCCAACTTTTGACTCTACATCTCCTACATTTGATAATTTATCTGGGTTATATAACCCCGCTGGAGTCACAACTCATGTTTCCCGTTATGGATACTTTAGTTGGGGTAGAATTGAATTAACCTCTAGAACAGAAAATAATACATTTAGTTTTTATGGAAATAATGGTGTTGGGGGAATAAGTACATCTGCTTTAATTCAGAGAAGAAATCCTTTAAAATATAATAACTATGTGGTCTAAATACTTCTAAACTAAATTGCAATAATGGCAAGAATAGGGATAAACACTGGAGCAGCACCTGATGATGGAACAGGTGATAGTTTACGTGCTGGCGGTGGGATTATTAATGAAAATTTTCGTGAAATTTATACGTATTTTGGATTTGGCAGCACAACAGTTTTAGGATCTCCACTCTGGGAACCAAGAAGTGTTGGTATCAATACCCTTTCGAATGTTGGTATCGGCACAACTAATCCAACATCTAAAATTACTGTTTCTGGTGATGGACTTTTTACTGGAGTTATAACCGCAGTAAATGGAATCAGAGGAATTGGTATTCAATCTGGTGGAGTAGTCATAACCACAGGGATTATTACGTCTTTAAATTTTATTGGATCTGGAAATACTTTTTCTTATAATCAAACAACAAAAACTGTTGATATTAATATCAGTGGAAGTCCATGGACTTTTAACACTCCTGCCCAACCTTTAACTAGTAATATCTATAGAGTAAATGGGTTTGTTGGTATAGGTACAACAAATCCAAATTCAACTCTTAATGTCGTTGGCGGAATTGGTGCCACATTTTTAAATGTATCCGGTATTTCTACTTTAGGTGTAACCACTACAACAAATCTTACATCACAACAACTTAATATTTCTGGTATTTCTACTTTAGGCGTAACAACTACAACAAATCTTACATCACAACAACTTAATATTTCTGGTATTTCCACTTTTATTGGTATTACGACAAATACCTCTACGTTATTTGCTAATCAATTAAGTGTTTCTGGTGTGGCAACATTAACAACTCTTAGAGTGGGAGCGGGAATCACTCTTAATAGTGGAAATCTAGGTATTT